CCGAAGGACCCTGATGCTCGCCGTAGGCGTAACCGCCCCGACGAGCTCACTGTCGTCCAGGCGGACGGCAAGCTTCACGGGCCCGAGTTGCCCGAGGGTATCGACTGGCCGGACGCGACGCGCGACTGGTGGGGGACGTGGCGCACGTCAGCGCAGGCGCAGACGTTCACAGACACGGACTGGTCATTCTTGCTGGACACAGCGATCCTGCACATGGAGTTCTGGGATGGCGATCGGGGTGTTGCCGCCGAGTTGCGTCTGCGGGCCGCGAAGTTCGGTGCTACTCCGGAGGACCGGGCACGCCTGAAGATCACCGTGGGTGATCCCGGCAAGGGAGGCAAGGCGCCGCGCGGCCAAAGCAAAGCCGCTGAGGCGCGGCGGGATCGGCTGCTGAGGGCGGTCGGGGATGGAGAAGGCTGATTTCCGCACCCTGGGGTTCGCGGCGATCAGCTGGATCGAGCATTATCTCATCCATGGCCCGGGAGATGTTCAGGGTGATCCGGTCGAGCTGGATGATGAGTTCGCTGCCTTTCTGCTGAAGGCTTACCGTGTTGACGCACGTGGGCAACGCAGGGTCCGCCGGGCATTCCTGTCTCGGTCGAAGGGCCGCAGTAAGTCGGGTTTCGCCGCAATGATCGAGTGCTTCGAGGCTTTAGGGCCTGCCCGGTTCGATCACTGGGCTGAACAGGGTGAGATCTCGGACTGGGGTTACGAGTACGAGGCCGGCGAGCCGGTTGGCGCCCCGCTCCTGTATGTGGAGATCCTAAATGTTGCCACCGAGGAGAGTCAGGCCGGCAACACTTACGACGCGGTCTATTACATGCTCAACCCGAATACATGCTCCCGGGAGTTGCTGGACGACTACGGGAAGCTCGATGTCGGGCTGAGTAGGATCAACCTCCCGGACAAGCGCGGGTTCATCGAGCCGGTGACCGCGTCGAACGAGTCGAAGGACGGCGGGAAGTCGACCTTTATCGTCGCCGACGAGACGCACCTTTGGATCCCACCGGCGGCCGGGAAGTTCAAACTCGGGAAGATGCACCAGACGATGGTGCGGAACCTTCTCAAGCGAAAGGTCGCCTCTGGTTGGATGCTCGAGACCTCCACGATGTACGCCGATGGCGAGGGATCGGTCGCTGAAGGCACCCACGCCTACGCCAAGGCTCTTGTCGGCAGAGATGACGGGAAGCTGCTCTTCGACCACCGCCAGGCGGCGGAGACGTGGGACCTGGACAAGCGCAGTGAGCGCCTCAAGGCGCTACGTGAGGCGTATGGCCCCGCCGCGGCCTGGATGGATCTGGAAGCCATCGCTGACTACTGGGACGATCCACAAGCCACACACGCCGAGTTCAAGCGTTATTGGCTGAATCAGCCGGTTCCGCTTGAGGAGCCAGCCCCAAGTCTCCTTCCTGGGTGGGCCGAGTGCGCGATCTACGACGAACCACCGGCCCCGGTGGTGATCGGTCTCGCGGTCTCTCTGGATCTTGAGTGGGGTTCGATCGCGGCCGGCTCCCAGTGGCCTGACGGGAGAGTTCACGTGGGTGCGGTCGAACGCCGCCGCGGCACGGAGTGGCTCGCTGGTGAGGCGAAGCGGATCCAGACCGAACGCAATTGCGTCGTGGTGATGGACGCGAAGTGCCCGGACGCCTCGCTGTTCAAGGCGCTGCGCGAGGCCGAGGTGAATGTTCGCACCGCAAACCTCGAGGACTACATCGAGGCATGCTCCGAGGTCGTCAAACGGGTGGAGGCCAAGCTCATAACCCACAGTCACACGACCGATCTGGACGACGCCATCAGGGGTGCGGCATGGCGGATGGTGAACGACCGCAAGGTGTGGGGCCGGAAGCAGTCCACAGTGGATGTTTCGATGCTGGAGGCTGCCACATTCGCCGCGTGGGTCGCTCGAGCCAGTTACGACCCTTTGCAATCTGTCTACTGAGGGAGCGCGCGTGTTGACCACCTTCCTCGATCTGCTCGGCGTGACATGCCTTGCTGCGCTCGCTTTCTTCGTCTGGCCGCCGGCGTGCCTCGGTGTCATTGGCGTGGCCGCGCTGGCGATGTCATGGAAGGCGAGCCGATGAGCCTGTTCTTCCGCAAGACCGAGCGCCGCTCAGGTGACTGGTTCGACACCGACGCGGGCTACGACTCCCGGACTCTGTCGACGCAGAGGGCTACACATCTGGCGCCGGTCTACTCGTCGATCAGGTACATCGTCGATTTCCTGTCCACGCTGCCACTGGACGCGTACCGGCTCGACGGCGATACCCGCACGCCATTGGGTGCCCTTCCGCTTCTATTCCGGAACCAGAACGCTCTCGGGCGTCCAGGGGTTGGCTCGTGGATCGGCCAGGCCGGGTACGGGCTGGCGACCGCCGGGAATGCCGTGGGCTGGATCGTCGAGACGGACGGCTTCGGGTTCCCGTCGGTGGTGAACTGGCTGCGCCGGGACTGGTGGTCGTTCGACGAGACCAAGAAGCAGTGGTACGTCGCCGGTCAGCCTGTCGGGTCGAGCCAGATCGTGCACATCCCATGGATCGTCCCCACCGGCTACACGCTGGGGTTGTCGCCGATCGAGCATTACGCGGCGATCGTGAAGGCCGGCCTGTCCGCGCAGGAGTATGCGGATGTGCGTCGCGGCGGCGGGCTGCCGCCCGCTGTGCTGAAGAACACGCAGCAGACGATCCAGCCTGATGCGGCGTCGGTGATCCGTGACCGTGCGATGTCTTCTTTCGCGAGCGGGAAGCCGTTCGTGACCGGTAACGACTGGGATCTGAGCATCTCGGTGATCCCGCCGAGCCACACCCAGTTCATCGAGACCCTGAAACTCACCGCTAGCCAGATCGCGGCCATCTACGGCATCGACCCGCGCGAGATCGGCGGCGAGGCGGTGGGGTCTCTGACGTACAGCACGGACGAGTCCAGGTCGCTGAACCGGGCGAACGACATGCGGCCGTACATGGTGCGGCTGGAGAACGCGTTCAACCGGCTGCTTCCGGAGCGCCAGTTCGTGAAGCTGAACGTGGACGCGACGTTCCGCACCGATCTCAAGACCCGCACCGACGTGATCGGCGCGCAACTCAAGGACGGGCGGCTGTCGCTCAACGAGGCCCGAGCCCTCGAGGACCGGCCGCCTGTGGCGAACGGCGACTTCCACAACGCTCCCGCACCATCTGCAGATCCGAACACAAGAGGAGAACTACCATGAGCGACGCTGAGCGGCGCTTCACGTCGGTCCCGGTGGAGATCCGCGCCGGGGCGAAGGACAAGCTGACTATCGGCGGGTATGCCGCGAAGTTCGACCGGAGGAGCCAGAATCTCGGCGGTTTCGTCGAGGAGATCCGGACCGGGTTCTTCAACAAGTCCCGCGGGGACGGCTGGCCCGGCGTGCTCGCCCGGCACAACCACGACGACAACATGCTGCTCGGCACTTCGGGCGCGCAGACGCTTCGACTGGCGGTCGACGACATCGGCCTCGACTACTCCGTGGACCTGCCGCAGACCCGCATGGACGTCTACGAACTGGTGCAGCGAGGTGATGTGCGGCAGTCGTCGTTCGCATTCATCGCCTACGAAGACGACTGGTCGACCAGCGACCAGGGTTTCCCGCTCCGGTCGCTGATCAGCGGACGCCTGATCGACGTGGCGTCGGTGAACACCCCGGCCTACGAGGACACCTCGACGGGACTGCGGTCGCTGGCGAAGAAGTTCGACGCTCCCCTGGAGGAGGTCCGGGCGCTCGCCGGCCAGAACGAGCTGATCAAGTTCTTCAAGCGCACCGACCCCGTCGATCCGCGGGTGAAGCGCCGCTCGGCTGCGGCTGCTCTGGCGGCCATCGCGACGCTGGACCCGGACGCGACGCTCTGAACTTCCACTGAAGCGGGCAGGGCGACCCCACCCGCTGACCGTGGCGCAACACCGCACTCTCGGCAGGGCGACCCCACCGGGACTCACGCACGACCACCATCCGAGTCCCATGAAAGGGGACACCAATGTCCAGCATCGCGGACACCTTGATGGAGCGCCGAGCGGCGCTCATCAAGCAGGCCCAGGAGATCGCCCAGAAGGGTGTCACCGAGGACCGTGACCTGACCGTCGAGGAGCAGTCCGCCTTCGACGGCATGTTCGCCGAGGCGAGCAAGCTGCAGGAGCGCGCGAAGGCCATCGCCGACGGCGAGAAGCGCGGCAGCGAGCTCGAGGAGTCGTTCCGGTCGGTGACCGGCAAGGCGCCGGTCGAGCAGCGTCAGACCGAGAGTGAAAACGCCTTCGGCAAGTGGGCCCGTGAGGCCCGCGTCGGCGATTTCTACATGGTGGATGCGGTTCCGCAGGCGCAGAAGCGCGCCATCGCCACCCGTGGCGCGGAGTCGCGCGCCATGTCCGCCACCGGCGGTGCCGGTCCGGATGGCGTGTACGGCCAGCTGTGGCAGTACGCCGTCGCCGGGTCGCAGCTGCTGCAGTCCGG